ACTTCGCCGTCGAGTCCGACGATACGCGCCACGCGCTCCGTGTCATAGATCTTAGGGATTAGATCGACTAGCTGTCTTGTCGTATATCGAACCGCTCGCGCGAGATTGTCCACGTAGTGATATGTGGATGTATCGCCCTGGTTTTGCCGAGCCAGAATCGCACGACCCGTCCTCTCGTTACTGGTCGCACCAATTGAACTGTCGTATTGACCCGTGGTGGCTTTGATATCTTCCCCAGCGCCCACTTTGGCCTGGATAAGGCCGGTTTGCGCCATTGGCGGTTGCGCGCGTTCAGGTAATGGCAGAGGAGAACCTGCGCCGTCGGTGACGTCTGGGTTGACTTCGAGGTAAGGCCAGTTGTTGGTGTTGGCTGTTTTCCAGTTTGTTTCGTATCCTTCAAACTGTCCCCCATATCCGATAAACGGAGCCTTCGGAGCCAGCGCCAGCATCTCTGCTTCTTGGCTGACCCAGTAGTTATACATGCGCTGCGCGTCTTTCGCGTTACGCACTAGACCGCTGATGTAGAGCTGTCCGTCTACCTCAAACTCGTTGCCCACCACGCGTATGACCGGTATATAATTACCCGCCCAGTCGCGTTCCTCTAGCACTTCAAAGCCGTTTGTCTTCAGCCACTTGACCTGACGGTGCTCGCTTGTGCGGGACTTCAGAGGCTTACCAAACATCGCCTTGAGCTGCTTATCCTGCGGTGTGTTGTTAAACGCCGTGATATTGTCAGGGTATAAGTTCAGCGTCTTCTTTTGATGCTCAATATAGAAATACTCAGCAATACGGACGGTTTCTTGGCTCATCCACATGCTGAGTGACTGATCGCCAACGCCTTGCGACATCATCACCGAGATCGGCAGCGCGTCTGGATACAGGCGCTCATACTCTTCTTTAGGAATGTCTTCGGTAATGAAGCACCATTCAGCGTCTGATCCGCAGGGATCGTGGATCATTGGATCCATATAAACGCTGAAACTGTTACGGACGCGACCGATCTTCAGGTCTTGGTCAAACGAATCTTCGCGGCAATATTCCGTAAGGATTCGGATATAACCTTCTCCGTAGGTAACTTGATTGTCGCACGCGGTATCATATGCAACGTCCGCGTCGGATAGGTATTCGATGTGTCTAACGATACCTTGAAAGATCTCTGCGACCGCAACGTCGGCTTTATCGTCCGCTGGGATGACCTTGCCGGAGGGTCTGTTTTGTCGCTGTTCATTGGTTACTAACCTGACATGCTGTGGCAGCTTGTTAATCGTCAGGCAGGGACGTGCGTTGATCGTCTGACCCTGCACCGCGCCTCTGGTCGCCAACACGTCAGCGGGCCATTGCCAAGCATTATCTGGAGAGCCCGCCATAAAACGCAAGTCGTCCAGCTCATCTTCGCGGGAATCTGAATAGGCTGCGCTCGCCACCGTAAAGCGGTGACGCATCGTTGCCAGACGGTCGCCGTCTGGGTTGTCAGATACTTTACTTGCGCCTTCTACATCACTTGCAGCCACTTGACTTACCTTTGCTCATGCCGCCCTTCTTGCTCGCTGCGCGCTTGGTGGCGTAAGCTATGGCGACTGCCTGCTTGACAGGCTTACCCGCTTTGACTTCAGCGGCTATGTTCTTACGCATGGCGTTCTTTGATGATGATTTAACTAACGGCATCAGCGTTTTCCTTTAGCTGTCTTCGCGGATCTAACAAACGCTTTAGCTGTTGGCGCGCCCTTAGACCCAACTTTACGCATCTTCTCGCCCGATCCGGCTGCAATGCGCGCTTTTTTGGCGTGGATTGCCGCATACAATCCTGGGCTTCCAGGCTTTTTTACGGGCATTTCCATCTCCGTAAGGACGCTTTGGCGCGTTCGCCATTTTTAGCTTTAGCTGCTACTGCACCCATACGCGCGCAAAATGACTTCTTGCGGCCCTTGTCGGCCTCAGATTTAGGATTAGGTGCAGGTGCTTTCAGCTTGCTACCCGTGGCCTTGTTGTATTTGGCGCGGCCTTTAGCCGTCAGACCAGCGCCCGCTTTCGTGGTCAGTTTCTCGCCACGGCCTACCGATAACGATACCATTATTCTTTTCCTGGCGTCTTAGTAGAACCATATGGAGATCCTGGCGTAGCAGGAGCTTGCGCGCGGGTAAGACCATAGCCATAAATTTGTTCTGGCACACGCATACCAAATACATCCCCTAAGGCTTGTCTTAATACGCGGAGTCTATATTCGCTCACAACGTCGTTTGGATCTTTTTCTATGGCTTTTTGTAAAGCTGCCATCTCTAGCACCATGTCTTGCGGATTAGACATGAAGTCCTGCATATACGGCGCGTCGCGTGTGTAAGCGCGGACAGCCGCAGCATTAGCATTAGGCGTCATGGTTGGTTCAGGCGCGTTCCATACGCCGCTTTGCGCGGGTGTTCTCCCCATTGGGCCTTCATTGCCGTAAGGACGACCAAAGGGGTCTGCGTAAACGTCCCCGGTAACATTATACCAAGGCTGTTTATAAGTTTGTTTTGGGGTTTCACCAGCCATTATGAAGCCATCCAACCAGACGATGCGGAGCCTTGACCATAGCTGACGCGGCGCTGGTTGTCTACTCGTTGCTCGCGTCTGGCGACAGGAAATGCGAAGGTTACTGCGATAGCGTCCGCTGCGTCAGGTGATGCCAGTCCTCTCGACTTCATGTCCTTCTTAGACTCTAAGAATATTGTGCCCTTAGAGTCAGGCTTCATCATAGGCCCGATCAGGTCTGACTTCAGATACCTGTCCTTCGGTATGCTCGCGTCCTTCAGCCAGTCCTTCATCGCGCCCCACATCTCCGCGCGCTTGTTGCCATACATCATAGGCTTCGTTGACTTATTGCCGAAGTTCACCCCGCGCACCTTGTAGCGCTGTTCCTTCAGCCGATCCACGACACCTGCGCCGAGCCCGCCCTCGTCGATCACGACGAGCGCAGGTTTGTATTCCTCTATTGTATCTATCACTCGTCCGACGACCTCCATCGTGTCGTCGCCACGGTGCCGCCGGATGCTCAGTATGTCGCGGCCTTGCCTTACGGCTATTACGGTAGCGTCGGCACCAAAGCGTGCTGGATCCACTCCGACCACGATGGGCGCGGACTGGTCGGATATAGCGGGACGTTCCATTGCCTCGTCAACCAGCGCGTTTTCGATGAACTGGTCGTCGCTGGCGTTCGGGAACTGACCGTAGACCTCGACATGGGCGGCGCTTGAGTCGGGGCCATACTCGTCAATGATCTGTTGGTAGACGGCCTTATCCGTGCCTTCGACGGAGCGGGCATCGACAATTTTATTTCGCCAAAAGTCTCGCTTGGAGTTAAAACACTCATAAAAGTAACCAGAGTTACGACGGGGGTTGCTGAAGCACAACCAAAAGCGATTAGGGGTATTTTCCGTAAAAAAGCCCGCTGCAACTGACCAGATACTATCATCAATTCCGCTCGCCTCATCGAATACCAGCATGACACCCGCGAAGTTATGCACGCCAGCATATGCGTCAGGATTCTCTGCACTCCACAACCGCCCTTCTACGCCCCAATAGCGCGTTCCGAGTTTCAGGTCTTTCTCTACTAATTCCGCTATCCACTTCGCCGGTAGGACTCTGGTAGCACTGACCTCGAACCAGTGACTATGTATGGACATACTCAGCCACTTGGTGATCTCAGCCCAGGTGACGCTACGGAGCTGCGCCTCTGAGTTAGCCGACACTATCGTGGTAGAACCTATTCTTGTTGTCAGCATCCAGATCGTCAGCCAACTGACTAGCGCGGACTTACCGATTCCGCGCCCAGATGACACGGCCAGCCGTAGCGTCTCGAAGTCTATCTTGCCGTTGTTAGCTTTGATGTGCTCGCGCAGCTCAATCAGAACCTCGCGCTGCCACTGGCGCGGGCCGTCGAAGTGTTCAAGCGGTGTCCCAGGCTTCTTCCATGGGAAGGCCAGTCGCACGAACGCGAGCGGGTCGTTCTTGAGCGTTGGACTCCACAGCGTTGCCATCAGCTTCTGTTCTTCGTCCGCTGAGTAAATCGGCACTTGCATCTAATACCTGCCCCTCAATAACTCTGGTCTGCGCTTCTTCAAGCGCCGCTAAGATAGATATGCGTTGCTCGACTTGGATCTGCATTGACTGTGGTGCAGTCCACTTATGCACATGCTTTAGTATGTCGAGCGCCGCTTTAGTGTCGCCGTTTAACGCGGCTGTGCGTAATACGCCGGCCATCTCCATCTCGCCATCCGCGCGGCCTTTGATTTCCGCATACTCAGCAATAGGATCGAACTGCACCAGCCGGCGATACTCAACCGGCAACATGCCGGCAGCTAACGCGAGCGCGTCGCCCTTGAGTCCTTTACGCGCGGCCTCGTAGATCAGTTCGAGATTCTTTTCTGTGGCCTCTATTTTACGAGGCTCGTATGGCAAGCTTTCAAACATAGAATCTTTATTAGCACATTTTTAAAATAAAAAAAAGTTTGAGTAATCCCTGCGTAGATATTCCCAGACCACGCAAGGCCCAGCCCCCCCCGATTGTCAACTGAGCCAAATGTAAACCAATGTCAACTATGTTTACATAAACTAAGTATACATTCAGGTCTTGGTCATTTTGGTCATGTGTTGAGGGGTTGCATTCACGCTAGCATATTGAATGTAGACATGGTCATGACTTGGTCAAATGTTGGTCATGTGCATGACCAATGTAACGTGTTGAGAAGAGAGGGTTTTCCTGGCTTTGGTCATTTTGGTCACATTTTTACGCGCAACTCTCGCCCTAATAGGAGCTATATATACTTGTATACATACATATATATTTTTAAATAGATAATTATAAAAAGACCAAAAAGACCATAACGCCACATTAACCCGCAAGATCAGCATGTTATTCATGGTCATTTAACCCCAAAAATATGACCATTCTTTACCCAGACAAGACCATAATACAAAATTATTTTTGTCAAAAGCAAAAATAGTTATTGACTAACAAAAAAACTGTGTTACTATGATCATATTGAAAAGGAGAAAACAAAATGAGCACACTAAAACACAATCAAGATTTAATGATTCGGCTAGTTGCTGCGCAGAATCACGAAGCAAATATCAATCAAGATATTTGTACGTTTTGCGCATTCTTTGACACACGTGAAGAATTAAAGCGCCACGTCGAGCACTATGAGGAGCGTGCGGCGAATTATGTTCCACCAAAGAAAAGGCGGCGCGCATAATGCGCCGCTAATAACCGAATCAGTTTACAATCGAAAGGAAATTAACATGCGTACTACATTTGATTTTATATCTGACCCTGGTCACGGCTGGCTAAAAGTAAACACCCGCGACCTGTTCGCGCTGGGTTTAACGCCAGGCGATTTCAGCTCTTATTCATACCGTCGCGGCGACGATCTTTATCTAGAAGAGGATTGCGACGCGTCGCTGTTTATTCAGACATATATTCGCAAAACAAATAACAAGCCTAAATTCCGCGAGCGTGTTGCGCGCGAAAAAAGATCAAAAATTCGTAACTATCCTCACAATAACCGCTATTGACTAACAAATAAAATGTGTTAGTGTCGTCTTGTCTTTTTGTCCTTATGAAGGGTTAGTCTAATGCAGAACAGAATATTCTCGACCGATAGCGCCAAAGCTACCAAAGCGACCGCATACGGTTATTTCAACGCAATCCAATATCTAGCCCCAGCTAGCACTAGCGGACATAACTTATGCCCGCATGCGAGCGCGGCATGCATTGCGTCTTGTCTCGGCTGGTTTAGTGGTCAGGCGGGCATGGTCGCGGATTTAGAGAAAGAC